CGATATGTTAAGGCGTTAGCGCGATCTATGGCTAACACTAAAGAAGTGAAGGGTGCAGACGTACTTAACAACGCTTTCTCTTCAAGCTTTTTAGGCGGAGACGGTAAGAGTCTTATCGCTACTGATCACCCACTTGCGGGTGGTGGTTCAGCCGCTAACAGGGCAACAACAATGGCAGATCTTAACGAAACGTCTTTGGAAGATTCATTGATTGATATATCAACTTTTACAGATGACAGAGGTCTAACCATTAGTGTACAGGCGACTAAGCTTGTTGTTCCACCGCAGTTGGTATTCGTAGCTGACCGTATCTTGAACTCTACATTGCGTTCAGGCACAGCAGACAACGACATCAACGCGATTAAGAACACAGGTGTGTTGCCAGGTGGATACACAGTAAACCACTATTTAACTGATCCAGACGCTTACTTCATCTTAACTTCTGTTACAGATGCAGGTGAGGGACTGAAAATGTTCCAGAGGACTGCAATGGAGACTTCAATGGAGCCAGACTTTACTACTGGCAACATTCGATATAAAGCTCGTGAGCGATTCTCATTTGGATTCAGCGATTGGAGAGGTGTATACGGATCTCAAGGAGCATAGAACTCCCCTGAGAAAAACCCTCCCTTTGGGTTTGGATGAAAGGGGGCTTCGGCCCCCTTTTTTTTCAAGTTGATTTAGAATAAGATGTAAATGTCTAATGGTAATTACATGGGGTAATTACTGGTTTCATAGGAGGAACTGTTATGACAACACATTTTACTTCAGGCGTTACAAACGTCGGTGCAGGCGGCACGCTTGGCAAGATCAAGCAACCCGACCCCACCAAATATCACACTTACTTCAATGACTTTGACGTTTACACGTCAGGTGATTGGACGGTAACAACAACCGAAGCCGGCTCAGGTTCAGCAACAGAGGCTATTATCGATGGTGATGGCGGTCTATTAGCGCTTACTAATGCAGCGGGCGACGATGATAACGATTTTTTACAGTTAAAAAAGGAGACTTTCAAGTTTGAGTCTACTAAGCAATTGTATTTCAAGGCTAGATTTAAGACTTCAGATGCCGATGCGTCAGACGTAGTCATTGGTCTTCAGCTAACAGATACTAGTCCCTTAGACGTAACCGACGGTGTTTTCTTTTTATTAACTGACGGCTCTACTACGCTTCAGTTTATTGTAGAAAAAGACGGCACTCAAAGCACTTTAGATCTACCTACCGTGATGGCAGATGACACGTTCACTACCGTTGGCTTTGTGTATGATCCGAAAGATCTAAAATTTCATGTCTTTCAAAACAATGTCTTAGCGGGAACGGTTGCTTCTACTAACGCCCCAGATGACGAAGAGCTTAACGTATCTTTTGGAATACAAAATGGCGCTGCTGCGGCGAAAGTAATGACAATCGATTACGTGTTAGCGGGTAAAGAGCGTACTGCTGATACTGAATTGTAAGGAGGTGTATCATGGCTGATGCGGTCACTTCTCAAACAATACAAGACGGCGCTAGAAAAGCTGTTTTGAAATTTACTAACGCTAGTGATGGCACTGGCGAAAGTGCAGTAAAAAAAGTAGATGTATCTGCTTTAGAGGCAAATCATTTAGGTCAGGCTTGCAGTGGTGTCACCATCAATAAAATTTGGTGGCAGTGCACGGGCATGGCGGTAAAGGTAGAGTTTGACGCCTCAACAAATGTATTGGCAATAGGATTGTCAGAGGACAGTAATGGTTATCACGATTATTCAGATTTCTCTGGAATACCTAACAACGCAGGATCAGGAGTCACAGGTGACATAGATTTTACAACTGTGGGTCATGGTAGCGGAGACACTTACATGATTATTTTGGAACTAATCAAGAGTTATGGCTGATACAAGTGATGTAACACGCACAAAATCAGGAAGGCTCACCTATCGTGGTGAGTCTTTCCCTGGTTACAATAAACAAGTGCGCGATAGTGGTGGTAGAAAAAAATTTAAAGTGTTAGCAAAAAAGGGAGATCAGGTGAAGATTGTTCGCTATGGTGATCCCAACATGAAAATTAAAAAAAGCAATCCAGAGAGACGCAAAAGTTTTAGGGCACGACATAACTGTGATGCAGTTGAAAAGAAAAAAGACGTTTTTGCTCCCTCCTACTGGTCATGCAGAAATTGGTGAGGTAAATGGCAGTAGAAGATGATTTACAAACGCTAGATGAAATAGGTAGAGCCGCACAAGAATACGGCTCAAGTGTCTCGCCTTACGCAGGTTTACAAGATTACTTGTTACAGCGACCTGTTTTTGATCGTGGTGATAGAGAAAGCATACAGATACCAACGCTTAGAACGCTTGATGCGCCAGATTATACACAAGAAGATGATAGGCGTCGTTACGAAGAGCTTTTGGCGTTGCAAAAAGCAGAGCAAGACTCTTTGTTAAATCAGCAGTTTGCAGATTTAATTCAGCGACAAAAAGAATCGGAGTCTGGACAGAAGGCAGCTCGTGAAGCGGCTATCGCAAAGCTTGATGAGCTGCAGAATCAAGCTCGTGAAAAAGGTTTAACTGATCTCGCGGACCGGCTAGGACAAGCTCGCGAAGCCGGTTTCAACGAACTAAAAAATTTGACGCGCGAAGCTAGAGAACAAGGGCTTAGTGATCTTGAAGCAGCATTGACGGAAGCACAACAAGCAGGTCAAGCACAGCTTACTCAGGCACAAGAAGCTTTAGAAGCTCGTCAAATTTCTGCAAGAGACGCTGCTTTATCTGATCTTAGAAAGACTTTGCAAGAAGAAAACCTCGCATCTGCAAAGGCAGAGGCAGGTCAACGATCACAAGTTACAAAACAACTAGAAGATCAACTATCAACAATTAAGTCGGAGATAGAAGAAAGACAAAAAGCTTTAGAAGAACAAGGAATTACAGAAAGAAAATCATTGAGAGATGAGAGACAAAAATTATTAGATGATTTACAAGCTAACATTGATACTGCAAAACAAGAGCTTGCAGAATCACAGGCAAAAGTAAAAGAGGCGCAAGATAAATCGTTAGGTGATCTCAAAGACACTCAATCATCCTTAGCTGCAGATCTCAAAGAAAGAATGTCTTCGTTAGGAAGTGATTTGACGGGCATAAAAGAGGATATAAGGGCAGAATTAGACAAAAGAGATGAAAACCTTACGGGCACACAAAAAGAGGCCGCAGATGCAATACAGAGCGAAATAGACGCATTACGTGAGGACTTTGTATCCTTGGGTGACACTGTAGAAACAGAAACCGGTGAGCAGACTGAATTGTTGAGAGGTGAACGCGATGCGCTTATTACCGGCTTAGAAAGTAAAATTGCTGATCTATCGGAAAATATAACAGGTCTTCCCATAGAAGATATACAAGCTAGGATCGATGCCTTAAAAACAGACAACGAGACAATTAAAGAAACAGCAAGTGAAAGAAATAGTGCTATAGGGGAGCGAATTGAAGAGTTAAAAGAAGAGTTGGGCACTGCTACTGGTACGCAAGAGGAAAATTTAAAAGCGGCTATTGATGCTTTACGAGAAGAAATGCTTACTGATGATTTTGCAGGAACAATCGGAGACAATCTGTTAGGTTTAGGTGTTATCGGTGATCGTGTAGAGGAGGTTTTGCCCAATATTTTCGCTCAGAATGTATTGCCTGGTCTTGCTGAAGAAATAGGCACTCAAAGACAATCTGATTTAGAAGCTTTAAGAGCCGAGATAGAAGATCGTATTAATGCAGAACAAGATGTGTCTGAGGACATAAGAGGACAGTATCAAACGCAAATTATGTCTGACACACGAAAGTTACTGGATGATTTAGCGCAACAAGTCCAAGAGGATCGAGGTGTAGCGATTGGCACTCAGGAAGAAAAATTAAAAGAAGCCATAGATACGTTGAGAGAAGAGTTAGGCACTACAAGTGGCACACAAGAAGAAAGCTTAAAATCAGCAATCGAAGCTCTAGAAGAGAAATTAGGTGCGGTAACTGGAACGCAAGAAGAAAAATTACAATCAGCAATAGATACCTTAAGAAAAGAGTTAGGCACAGCATCTGGTGCTCAAGAAGAAAATTTAAAATCAGCTATAGATGCATTGAGAGAAGAGATGCGTAGCAGTGAATTTGCTGAAGATGTCGCGAATCAAGTGTTGGGTTTTGGAGCTATCGGGGATCAAATACAAGGTCAGATACCTCAATTTTTAGAGCAAGCTTTGATGCAAGTTCAACAAGATAGAGGACAGGCAATACAAAGCGCTCTTGATCCTCTCGCCGCACAAAGAGAAGAGGCTATACAAAGAAGTTTAGCGCCTATTGCAGAGCAACGTAGCGCAGATATACAGGCCGCTTTAAATCCTGCTGTTGCAGGAATACAAGAACAAATAGAGGCTTTACGCAGTCAAATACCACAACAACAAGCGCCAGTGGATGTAGATGCCTTGAGACAACAAATAACTGATGAAATCATGGCAAAAATGGGTGATAGGCAGACAACACCAACAACTATACCTGGGCCGGCACCAAGAGGCGGAGGCGATTTCACACCAACACCAAGCACTGGCACAGTCCCTGATTTTGTGCCCACACCGACAACAATTCCAGGGCCGGCTCCTCGTGGTTTAGGAGGTGGAAAATTTAGCCCAGTCCCTAGCACAGGCACAGTCCCTGATTTTGTGCCAACACCGACAACCATACCTGACACGACACCGCGAACAAAAGGTCCATTAGATTTAGGTGGACGTAAAACACAGCCGACGCCTCAGTTTGAACCAACTCCCACAACAATACCTGACCCAGTGGTAAACGCGGGTATGTTAGGGCCAGTAGTGAATCCAGAAATTAGAATAGACAGAGGTAGGTTCGGCAATCGCATGACACCAACACCGTCGGCAATACCGATGCCACAGCCCTTTGTGCCCACTAGACCAACACGAAACTTACGAATGAGAGGATTTGGGAGATAATTATGGCTGAATCAAAAGTACCAAGTAATGTAGCAAACCCGGCGCTTTATCGAAAAGCGAAAGCTAAGGCAAAGGCAAAGTTTGATGTATATCCAAGCGCTTATGCTAATGCTTATATGGTTTCTCAATACAAAAAAATGGGTGGTAAATATAAAGGTGCAAAGAAAGCAGAGGGTGGCGAGGTTGCAAAAAAAGATCTAAAGCCGATACCGGCAAAAAATAAAGGCTTGCCTAAATTACCAAAAAAAGTACGCAACCAAATGGGATTTATGAAAAATGGTGGCACGGTCATGGTTCAGTCGAGAGGCTGTGGTGCAATCATGCCAAATAAACAAAAAATGACTAGGGTTCCTCGTGGCTAAAACAAAAGGTGGTTTGACAGAATGGTTTGGCAAGGGCCCAAAAGGTGATTGGGTTGATATAGGCGCACCTAAAAAAGATGGCAAGTTTCAACAATGTGGTAGAGCGTCAACGAAAGGATCCAAACGCAAGTATCCTAAGTGTGTGCCACGATCAAAAGCCAACCAAATGTCCAAAAGTCAAATTGCTTCAGCAGTTAAACGCAAACGCTCTAAAAAGCAGGGTGTAGGCGGTAAACCCACTAATGTAAAAACTTTTGCAGCAACTGGTGGAGCAGTCATGATACAAGCTCGTGGGTGTGGGGCGATCATGCCGAATAAACAAAAAATGACTAGAGTTCCGCGTGGCTAAGTGGACAGCGGCTAGAAAGAAAAAAATAAATTGTAAGAATCCAAAAGGGTTCTCACAAAAAGCACATTGTGCAGGAAGAAAAAAACGTGCGAAAAAAAGCTAAAGACCCAGTTAAAGGAACAGGTAAAAAGCCAAAAGGTAGTGGTAGACGTTTGTATACAGACGAAAACCCAAAAGATACAGTTAGCATTAAGTACGCTACTGTAAAAGACGCTGAAGATACAATTCGTAAAGTCAAGCGCATAAAAAAACCTTACGCTCGTAAAATACAAATTTTGACTGTTTTAGAGCAAAGAGCTAAAGTAGCAAAAAAACCGACGCAACAGCGATTAGCAACTGCGGCAAAACGACAACTGAAAAAAGCAAGGATGGTGTGAGATGCCAAGACATAAAAAATCAAAGGGTATGAAAATGGGCGGCAAAATGCGCTCAAAAGGCGGCGCTATGAAGAAAATGCAAAAAGGTGGCGTGATGAAGATGAAAACCAAAGGCATGAAAAAAGGCGGGAAAATGATGTCTAAAGGTTACGCAAAAGGCGGCGCAATGAAATCAAAAGGTGGCGCAAAAGGTGGGGCGATGGGTGGTATGAGA